GCCGCCGTCCCGCGGCGTTTACGACATCCTTTCACGGGCAGTGGACGATGGACGGGATGGAGCTCTACGGAACGGATATGATCAGCATGGGGAATCGGTATACGGTACGGGGCTTCGACGGCGAGGTTACGCTGATGGGGACGGACGGCTGGTATCTCCGCAATGAGTTTGCGACGCGGTTCCCGAAGCAGAAGCTGGAGCTCTATCTCGGCCTTGATGTCGGTGCGGTGTACGGCGCCGGTGCGGATCTCTACAACGGGCACACGATCGCAGGGGCGGCGTTCGGCGTGCGCGGGATGATTGATGCTCTGTCCTATGATGTCTTTGCGGCGATGCCGGTACGAAAGCCTGACGGGTTCCACACGGCTAAGGTGACGGGCGGGTTCTCTGTCGGATGGAAGTTCTAGGGCCTCATTTCCAAACACCAATCTCAATCCCACCCTTGAAAACGACGATCACCTGCCCATCTTCCTTGACCACAATGTAATCAAGCAGTCCGCCCCATAACTCCTCATCAAACGCAACCTGCTCCCCGTTGATACCACATACCACTTGAATCATGCCCTCTAGGATATTTCTCTTACTCTCCCTCTCGGCAATTCGCTCGTCCAACCTCGCCAGATGCCCCTGCTTTTCCACATAGAGTCTACGAATCTCATTTTCCTGTTTCAGATACGCTGTCTGATTCTGTGCCACCCGTGCATTCTCGTGAATCAGCATTTCGAGCCGTTCTGCCAAACTGCGAAGTTCCTGCTCTACCATACTGCGCTCCTCTATCAGCTCCTCCATCTGACAAACGCTGTCAATCAGAGATCGCAGTTCTGCGATCACGTTCTCTTTGACTTCCACCAAAGAGTTCAGCGCCTTGACGAAAATTCGCTTGATCTCCTCCTCTGTCAGATGCCTTGTACTGCACGGCTTGCCCTTGTGGGCATATTTCTTGTTGCAGCGATAGATGACTCTGCGGTATTTGTCGGTCGAGTGCCAGACCTTCGCACCGTAGTAACCGCCGCAGCAGCCGCATTTTATCTTGTTCGCGAAGATGCTTACGCCACTGTGCTTACCGTTCTGTTCTCTATGCTTTATCTCCGCTTGCACAAAGTCGAACAAATCTGGCGGGATAATCGCCTCGTGATGTTCCTCCACATAGTACTGCGGAATCTCTCCCATGTTTCTGCGTCGCGTCTTATCGAGAAAGTCCGCCGTATACTCTTTCTGAATCAGTGCATCACCGCGATACTTCTCATTCGTGAGGATGGAGCGCACCGTGGAAATGTACCACTTATCCTTTCCCGACGGGGATTTGATGCCGCGCTTCTCCAGTTCCTTGGTAATGGCATAGAAGGATCGCCCGCCGAGGAAGAGTTTGTAGATGAGCTTCACCACTTTCGCCTGTTCCTCGTTGATTTTGAAATCCTTGTCATACCCGAGAAAGGCACTGTAGCCCACACTGGTCTTGCCCTCGGCGAACTGCTTCCGCTTGCCCCATGTGGTGTTCTCCGAGATGCTGCGGCTTTCCTCCTGCGCTAGGCTGGACATAATCGTGATAAGGAGTTCTCCGCGCGTGTCGAACGTCCATATGTTCTCCTTCTCGAAGTAAATCTCTACGCCGTTTTCCTTGAGCTTGCGGACGTTCTGCAGAGAATCCACGGTATTCCGCGCAAAGCGGCTGACCGACTTTGTAATGATAAGATCAATCTTGCCGGCAAGGGCATCCTCGATCATTTGATTGAAGCCATCGCGTTTCTTGGTGTTCGTGCCGCTGATTCCCTCGTCCGAATACATGCCGACGAAATCCCAGTCTGCACGACTCTCGATGTAGTTCTTGTAATGCGCCATCTGCATTTCGTAACTGGAAGCCTGTTCTTCATGATCGGTCGAAACTCTGGCATATCCTGCCGTTCTGCGCCGCCTTGGTTCTGCCGCAACTTCTGACCGAAACACTCTGGGAGTTGCAGGAATCACCCGCACTGTCTTTGCCATCGGTATGCGCCTCCTTCTTTGAGTTGAAATATGACCTCATCGTCGGATATGACAATCCGCTCGACGTTCTGCACAATCTGCCCTTCACAGGAGTTGCCAAAAAAGGATGCCACAGCTTCCTTCAGTTCTGACTCTGGTAATCTCCTCAATCGGCATTTCGTGCGCGGCTGACTGCAAGCCCACACCTTAGTCCCCTTCGTCCATGTATCGCGCTCACACTTGCTGCCGCAGGAAGCGCAGTACACTTTGTTGGTGAAGGGATTGCTGCCGCGCTGCCCGTTATAGATGCGGGCAGTCTTTTTTATGCGTCCGTTGACAAGATGGAAGTCGATCCGATCGCCGTAAATGACGATCTTGGACACCTTACGCCTGAGTTCAGCGGTATCGAAATCATCCTTCTCCATGACGGTTCTGACCGCAGCAACAAGCTCCTCTTCCTTGATTGGACGGCTGTCACAGGATTCTCTGCCCTTCCGCTCCCTTGTGTTGCATCCCCATCGCCTGTACTTCCCGGCGGTTCTTCTGCTGAAGCCGCCGCCGCAGCATCCGCATTTCACCATTCCCGAGAATGGCATCAGCACAGGATTCCGATTGGCCGCCCCTTCGGCTCTCCGTTTCCGTATCTCCTGCGCCTTGTCGAAATCTACCTTTGACACGAGTTGCTCGAACATCCCCTCCACCAGATACATGGGAAGTTCCCCTTTATTCCGCTTGCGGATATGACCTTCCGTGATGTAGTTCTTCTGCAGCGCCATTGTGCCCGTGTAGGAGATGTTGGAGAGGATGTCCTTTACCGTGGTCTGCTCGATCGGTCTCCCCTGCCGTCCTGTGATTCCACGTCCCGCGAGTGTCTTTGCGATGGTGTAGGCAGATTCCCCGGCAAGGTATCTACGGAATATCTCCTTGACGATCTCGCCCTCTGCTTGGATAATGCGGAACATCTCACCGTCCCATTGGTAGCCGTACGGTGCTTTATGCCCGTTCGGGATCCCCTGTGCGAACCGCCTCCGCACGCCCCACCGAATGTTTTCACCAATGCTTCTGCTCTCTTCTTGAGCAAAGGATGCGAGCAGCGTCAAGAGAAGTTCTCCGTCCTCGGATGTGGAATCAATGTTCTCTCGCTCGAAACGAACGGCGATCCCCTTCTCTTTCAATCGTCGGACGGTATGAAGGCAATCCACGGTGTCACGGGCAAAACGGCTGATGCTTTTGACAAGTACCAAATCAATCTTCCCGGCGTTGCAGTCGGCGATCAGTCGTTTGAACTCATCTCGGTGTGTAGTGCTTGTCCCTGTGATGCCTTCGTCTGCGTACACTCCTGCGTATTCCCATGCGGGGTTCTTCTGGATAAGAGCACTATAGTAACTGACCTGCGCCGCAAGAGAGTGGTGAAGCGTATCCACAGAAACGCGGGCGTATGCCGCAACACGCAGTTTCGGCTTGAGTGCAGTATTTGGGGGCTTGACCCTATGAATCTTCAAGGCAATCCCTCCTTTCGAGTCCCATATTCCCGTACTATCCGCACGATAGCAAGTCAATATCTGAAAATAGAAGCCCGATGACGGGGCGATATTTCTCGCGCATTTTCGCTTCAAACGCAAGATACTCGTCCTCTGACAAAAGTCCGCTCTGCAGCATTTTCCATGAAGCACGCATCACCATCTGATACGTCATTTCCCGAAGGCCTTCTTCCTTGCTCATTTCAACATCTCCCTTCATGGAACAGCGGACAAAAACGGCTCTCATGGTCACCTTTTCGGGCATAAAAATAACCCGACGAAGATTCGCCGGGCATTGAGGTTAAAGCAGTTATTTATCTCTGAGACTGTGCATCATGTCCTGCAATTTCTGCGGAACGGGAAGCCCCATCCGCGCTGCATTCTCGATGATCGAGATTCCTTCGTTCGAGATGTAGAAGAAGATCACGGCAGAGCGCAGGACGCATCCGCTTCCAATGATGTGAACATCTAACACATTCGCCACGCCGACAAGAGTGAAGATGCAGACTTTCTTGCAAATGCCCTTGAAGCCGATCGCACTGGACAACTTCTTCTCCACAATCGCACGGAGAACTCCCGTGATGTAGTCTGTCGCCACAAACGCGACAAGGGCATAGAGCAGATCGTCGAAGCTGCCAAGAAACTCCCCAACCACGATGCCAATGCCCGCCGCATAAAGACGTATGGTAAGAATATGATCCATCATCAAAGACCTCCTGCCTTTTTCCATTTATTGAGATTGCTCATCCTGCGCAGACGGTAGTTGTAGCATCCGCGCATCAGTTTCGTAAACTGACCGTCTTTCCATAAATATAAGGGCGAGCCTGTGCTGACAAGATATTTCCCCTGTCCCAGAGGGCAGAGACTTGTACGGGCAGTCGGATTCGTTTCCAGTTCCATGAGCAGCTCGTCCTTTGCACTGTAAATCTTTGAAATATACCTTTTCCCGGAGATAAGATAATCCAGATTTGCAGGAAAGCGCATATACATTCCATCATGGAGAGGATAGCGGATGCTGTAATCCGGTGCGCTCCATCTGCTTTCCGAAGTATGGGATTCCCCTGTAACAGAGTCTCTTGGCGTTGTTTTGGTTTTCTCCATCCAAGGCTCAAGATTGCTGCCATCGAAGAACACATAACGGTCTGTGCTGACATGGCTTCCGTTTTCCCCATGCTCTGATATGGAGTGCCATATCATCACTTTGAAGTTCCCTTCTTTATCCACCCGCCCGCCTTCTGTTTGACAGCTATAGAGGTCAGTGGGACCGGATACGGCGGGAGCACCAAACATCTGCACAAGATCGTATGCGGCGATGATCTCTCCGTTGCGTTTGACAGAGAGAATACTGTCACGCTGATCTGCCCCGATGAGCGGGAACACGAGAGCATTGACAGCTTCGAGGGTATAGAGATTTCCCCGCTCATCCATTTCGGCATCAAGCATTCCATAGCCTGTAACATACGCGAAGTGGCGGCGGCTGTTGACCATCCATATATCCTCTTTGGAAAAACCGAGCGGATGAATCTTTCCTTTTGCATAGTACGAATGGAGCATCTGGTTTTTTTGATCCTTCCACTTTATCTGGAGGAGCGGTATGCCGGAAAGGGCATTCGTCGGAACATAACTGCTGCCCCCATTGGATTCATGCCCGTAGACGCAGCGACCGTCCGTCCAGATCCATTCGCCCGGATAGACTGTCCGATTCCCAATACAGGTAAGCCATACGCCATCAGCAAGCACCCGATTCCCGCGCACTGCTTTCACTCTAGCCCTGTGCATCGTCTCACGCTCCCACGATTACGGCGGTACCACCCCTTGAAATCTGTACCCACACCAAACTGCCCTCTGACGTATTGCAGTCCACTGCCGCACGGAAGGGATACGACCACTCGCCGATATGAACACGTCCATTCTGAATCCTTCCGCGCTGTGCGCGAGATTCCTGAGTACTTCCTTTTCTCAGTCCTGCTCGGATTGCCGCTGCAAGCCCCATAATGCCGTTCATCCGTACCACCTCACCATCTTGATGGTCTGCCGCAGAAGGCGCGGCGTGAGTTCCACCGTGTTGGACTGCAAGAAATACTCATGCCCCTCGAAGCGGATGCGCTCGGTGAAATCGACGATGTGGTCAATGTCGGGAACGCCGCTACGAATCCGTGCGCGAATCTCCACCGTGACCGTCTCCTGTGTCTTGCGATTGAGCCATTCGATCTCTCGTGTCAAGGCACGAAGATAGTCCGTCCCCACAACGGGAAATTCCGTGTCGATGAGCGAGGAGTACGGAAGCTCATCGTCACTCGCGTAACTTGCGCCAAGGCTCAGATTCGACTGCTCTACGGTGAACTGACTCGCCTTGCCGCCGGGCTTTCCCTTCGACAAGCTGCTGCCCTCCAATACGCCGTCCACATAGACCGTAGTTGCATACCATCCGTAGCCGAGCGGCGCATGGTAGGTGATACGCTCCGTGCCCTTCTCATTGCTCCAATCTTCCCAGTCATACTCCGTGTGCTTCTTTCCGTCATGGACTGCCTCCGTGGTACGTTCCCACTCCTTGAATAGGTAAACGTCGCGACCTGTGGAGGCGTATGCGTAATCCGTGCGGCTGGTCGAACCGTCCACATTATGCGTGCGCTTCTCCGCGAGGTATTCCCCATCGTAGGTATAGGTGCTGTATCCATTTTCGTTCGTCTCGCGCACGAGAAATCCATTGGAGTAAGTGCGGCTGATCTCTTTGAATGAAATCGTGCCGGTGAAAGGGATAGGCGCAGTATCCTCCTCGTTGTGCGCCCCCGTGGAATCGTTGTGAGAGCTGTGCCAGACGGAACGCAGAAGTTTCCGCTCTACGGTCGGCTGTGCGTGCGGCCAGTTGGTAATGTCAATGACAGATTCCTCCATACCGCGCTGAATGATGTGGAGCGTATCTCCGCGAATAAAGACGTTGATCTGCCGCTGCGGCAGTTTTGCCGTCCATCCGAAGAGAGCGGAGATAAAATCATGGTACGTCATGCCACTGCCCTCGAAGTTCTGGGATGGGGTGAAATCATCGGTCAGACGATGCAGCCGAAGCCCGAGTGCTGCGGCAATCTCAGCAGCATAGCGCGACACCTTCGCCCGCTCGACGTAGATATGGATGGGCGTGTAAAGGAGCGTGTCCTTACTGTACGTTCCCTTGATGGACTGCACGATGCCGCGCTGACTCGTTTCCTCCACGAGAAAACGGAAGGCATAATCCATCACCCGCCCTTCTACACACGCGCCGATGGGGAGCGGATTCACCGTTTCGAGTTGAATGTTATCCGAGAGACTGAGTTCGCCGAGCGTCACGGAGAACGAGCGAATCCCCCGCTCCTTGAACTCTGCATAGGTCAGTGTATGAGGAATCTCGATTTTCGTGTCTGCAACGATGCATGACTGTTTGACAAGAGTTCGTTTCGTATCTACGAGAACCGTACCACAGCGGCCAATGCGCCGCTCGGTGTCGCCCATTACCGTGATTTTCTTGACGATCCGAATATCGCGCAGGGTATCTGCATGAACAGAACAGGATGACGTGACTTTACGCGACGTATCTCCGCTGACCTGCACGGGCTGACGGAATACGGGAATCACCGTGGCATATATAACAGACTTGATGTGAATGCGCCCGAACGGCAGCCACGCAATACAAATGCCGGGTTTCAGCTTGATGCTCATACGCCCGCTCTCCATCCCAACTGCCGCCCCGTGAGTTCTGCAACGGTCATAGAGACAGTGCGCGTGTCCATAACGGTGGAATTCGGATTCTGCTCTACAATGTGCCTTCCGTATTCTGTAACATTCCCGCCGCTCTTTTCAAGTGCTGTCAGAGCGCACAGCCCCTCTGCCGTGCGATAGGCGGGATTGCCGAGAAGAGAAATCCCCGTCACACGGGAATCTGCTCCGTACTGCGCGGATAGGGCGGCAACATCGGCCGTTTGCAGAATCTCCTGATTCGCAGCCGTCGCCTCATAGCTTCCATCGCTGCAGTCGGTCATGTTCGTATGCGTCGCTTGGACGGGCAGCATAACGACCTGCTCTCTCGGACTAATCGCTTCGTCCGAGAGGATGAGATTCGAGATAAGGACGTCCTCTGTTCTGCTGTAAAGCGTTATGGTCTTTTCACTGGAACTGTAGGCGTACCAAAAAGAGCAGTCCTGCTTGTTGCAAACCTCACGTTCGTTCAGGAGTGCTCGAAAGATACCGTCATTGTTCTGCCCCGGTTTGACGTGGAACCACAAGGTATTGACTGCATTTACGCGAATGCTGTCGGAAGTGGCAATGGTATCGTTATTGTTGTCTCCCTTCATGCGCCACCTGCTCCAGGACGTTTCCGCACTAACGATGATGTAGCCTCCAATTGCAAGGGTAAGTTTGGCACGGTCTGCATTCTCCGGTGCTTTGAAGTACAGATCCAGTTTCCCGTAAAGCTCTGCAGGGAATTCTGAAATCATCAGCCCTTTGTCACTGGTCGGCTGCCAGAATGACACTCCCGTTTTACTGTACTGCTCCCCCGTCACCGTTGTGCCGCCACGAACCGAAAGCAGCTCCGCATAGCCCGGATTGATATATTTGAACGCCATACAAACCTCCTCAATTCGAGACTAGGAGCCCCTCTGCTTGAATGTCCACGCTCACATCCTGCTGTGGCGGCTCATCTGCACTGCTGAGTGCCTTGACCCAGAATACAGTATTCGTGTCGCGGACGTTCTGCAGTGAAATAACATCCTTCCACTCGGCGGACTCCAATGCGGTCTCGGTCGTGTATCCGTTATTGATTGCCGCTTTCCACTTATCCGCATGATCGCCAATGAATTTGATCGTCAAGGCTCCGTCGATGTGGAAGCCGCTCTCGCAGCGCACGGCACATTTGACGGCTTTCTGCTCGCCCTTGCCCGCATCGAGGAGGACGGAGATCGGAGAGAGTTCCGTACCGGAGCTGACCTCTGTTCCGTCCTTGCCGCCCTCGGTTGGATTGTTCATATAGATATGCAAGAGTTCTGCCATTGTCACACCCTCCAAAATTCCAGAGACAGTTTATATACCTTCGGGAAATGAGCCACGTACTCGTAGGACTTCACCACAACACGCATAGAGGGCAGGATGTTCCCGCCCTCGTCCGTTACGGACACCATTGCACGGCTGTCCCAGTAGCCCTTGATTTTCTCCCAGTCGGCTGCAGTCACAACAACGGCGCAGGAAATGCGGTCGCCCTCTGCAATATGCCCGAAATCCTGAACCACCGCTCCGCCGACAATCTCCAAAAGCTGCTGACGGTCGTCGGGAACGATCTCCCAGTTTTCAACGGATAATGTCCGCACCTCACCAATGTGAATATGAATTGGAATCACCCCCTAGGGCATTTTCAACGGCAGGACGGATGCGGTTGGCGACATGATCGGCAAGCATACGCATTCCCTCATTATCCTCCGTGACGGCATTCTCAATATGCACCTGCACATGAATCTGGCGATTGTCCGTCATGGAGGGTACGGACTGAATATGCTGCTGTGAAGCACTCTGCCCCGCAGTTTGGATGCTTTGCACCTGTTTCCCCAATCCTGCCATCATCTGTGCGTATGAGAACTCCTGCCCATTCACACGGATGCGGGAACTGTCCTCACGCTTCTCGGGAGCAAAATTCGGCAGGAGATTCTCCATCGCCCATTTACGCCCGGACTGAAACTGCTGCAAGAGTTCCGGTGTCAGCCCCAGATCCTCTGCCGTGAACTTGTTCTTCTTGCGAAGGTATTCCATCAGCCCGACCTGCCCGGACTTCTTGAACACCTGCAGTTCCTCTTTCTGGGAGCGGAGGACTTCCAGAGCGGCGTTGCGTTTGGCATCGACTTTCTGCTTCTCCGCCCAACGTGTCGCTTCGACCTCGTCCAGACCTTTCTGCACCCACGCTTCTTTCTCGCGCTCGATCTCCGCAAGACGGTTTTCAAGCTCGGTTTTCCAGATGGAGTCAATATTGGATGCAACATCCCGTTCCCATTGCTCCATCACTCGCGCTTTGCTCTCATTGAGCCACGCCTGTGTTTGGAGTTCGTCCAAGCCCTTCTGCCGGAAGGCATCGGCTTCGCGGGCGATGGAATCCAGCTTGTTTTGGAGATCCGTCTTATAGAGCGCATTCGCCTTGTCCACAACATCCCGCTGAAAGTCGGAATAAATCTTCGCTTCCTTTGCCAAGCGGTATTCGTCGATCAGATGCGGATTTGCGCCCTTCTGAAAGAACTCAAAGGATTCACGATCCAGTGCATGAATACTGTTCTGGATGCCCGTGTGTGTCAGTGTATATAAATTGTCCGTCAGTTGTGCGGTCGCCTTTGCAGACTCGCTGACCGTCTTTGCAGCATCTTTCTCTGCCGCCGCACGGATTTTCGCAGCTTTGGCATTCTGCTCCTGCGCCTTGGCATTCTTCTCCGCCTCGGCACGCGCCTTCTCCTCTGCCGCCGCTTTCTCTTTGGCAATCTTCTGCTGTTCCAGATATTGCTTGTATTCGTCCCCATAGAGAGCGTCGAGAACCGTACCGCCGAGGAACGGAACAGCAATCAGCGGAGATGCCACAGGATGATTCTTCATGAGCCACGAATTCGCTTCTGCGTGTTCATTGACCGTATGAATCTGTTCCCCAACAAAGCCCGCAAGTTCTGCAACGGTCTTGAGTGCTTCACCCCATCCGAGCACGGCATCTTTGATCTCGTCCTTGTTGTCGCGAATCGTTTCAACAAGAGACTCGAAGCCGTCATTGATCTCCGGCATGAGTTCTTCGGCGGCAGGAAGGAGTGCCGCGCCGAGGGCAAGTTTCAGCTGTCCCGCCTCCATCTCCATTTCGCGCCATTTGAGGTATGTCTCGTGCGCCTGTGCCGGGTCGAGCAGTCCCGTGGTCTTGACACGCGCCGAAATGGTCATGAGATCGTCATACTGTTCGAGAATGGGAATGAGTGCCGCACCACGCGCACCAAGGACTTCTGCGGTATACGCTTCCTCCATGCCAGCTTCGCTTGCGGTCTTGTAGCCTTTGGCAAGCTGCGCCAGCTGCTCATTCAGAGGCAGGAGATTTCCCTGCTGATCTTTGAGCGCAATGCCAAAGCGCGAGAGTGCGCGAGATGTGTCATTTCCGCTCTCTCCTGCAGCGGATACCTGTTTGTCCAGACGGGCAATCAGCGGAATAATGCTCTTGATATCCGTATCCGCAAGCTGAAACACCCGATTGAGTGTCGCCGCCTCCCCCGCAGAGACGTGAAGCCGCTGTGTGAGTTTGTAGACGTTCTCGCCCGCAAGCATCGCATCTTTCGTGATATTGAACAGCCCCGCGCCTGTTGCAGCAACAGCCATAACTGCGGCCATTTTTGCCGAGAGGACATTGAATCCGCTCGTGAGATTCTTGACCCCCGCCTGTGCCGCCGTCATCCCTGCGGAGATGCGCCCGCCAAGTGTACCGGAGAGAACCGCACTTTCTTTTAGGCGGTTATTCAGTTTCCGCACCTCGGCTTCGGTCTGTGCGACGGTTCGTTGCTGACGCAGGAGATTGCTCTCGGCACGGCGATAGGACGCACTGTCCGCGCCATCATTCTTTTTTGCGGATTTGAGGACGGCGGCAAGAATCTGTTCTTTCTGCCGCTGAATATCCAGTTCTCGGTTGATCGCCTGATGGCGCACCTTGATCTTGTCGAGTTCCGTACCCACGCCGTCAAGTTTGGCAAGGTCGGCATCGAGTTTCAGGTGAATGTTGTTTGCCTTGCTGTTCAGCCTTGCGATGGAATCCGAGACGGTCTTTCCTGCCGTGTCAAAATCCAGCTGCAGCTGTGCAATGTTGAGACCGATGTCGAGATAGAGTTCATCAATCTTTTGTCCGCGCTTTGCCACCCTATCCCCTCCCTACATCACGTCGTCAATAAATCGCTCGGACAATCTTTCTTCGCAGATCGCCGTTATCACAAGCTGATCGAGCAGGAACACAATCTCATGCGAATCAACCTCGTACATCGTCCACCCATAGGCGGACTGCAGTCGCTCGTAATAGCGCAGTAAATTCTGGTACGGAGAAAGAACTACGCCTCTTTCCCCGTCTCCCCGTTTGGGAGGTTCACCAATTTGGAGAAGGTCAGTGACTGAATCCATCGAAAGAGTGCTCGTGTGAGCGGCACAATGTCCGCAACATCTACATTCTCCTCCACGGATTCTCGTGTCACTTCATCCCTGCCGAATCCAAGGACAATCAGTCGGATGTGCGCATCCAAGAAGTCCTCAAGATTCATGTCCTGTTTGTCGGCATCAAAAAAGGCAAGGAACGTGCGCCAGACCTTCATCTTTGGAGGGTTTGGCGTGATCTCCCTGCCCGCAATATGCAGTTTCGGCGTATCCATCATGTCCTCCCTCAGACCTGCTCGTACCACTTCGAGCCTGTCTCTGCGGCAAAGCCCGCTGCCTCCTCGTCCGCCTTGGCGTAGGACAGCCCGTCCGAGAGGCGGTAGATCGCCTTTGCCGCGAGCGGCGGCGGTCCGGCCTGGAAGCTCCTC